ACTTGACGCCGAATTCACCGTCTGCGACCTCGACCGACTCCATGTAGCGAACCTGCATCAGCTTGCCGCCGTCAAAGCGCCAGCCGAGCACCTGGCCCGGCTTGATGATGACGGCGTAAGGGCGAACCCCTGCGGCCTCTTCCTCGGCGACGGTCTTGTAAAGTTTGTTGCCTTCAGCGTCACGGGTCGGCTGATGCTCGACCATAGCGTGACACAAGCCTTTGGCCAGCGCCTCGCGGAACCACTCGACCGACCACGAATTGAGGTCATTGCCGCCCAGGTCGATGTCGGCCGAAAGCAGCTTGATCGGCTCAGGAATATCCTCGCCCAGTTGAAGAGGCTCAGCGAATACGCGGGAAGTGCTGCTGGCCACCGTCTCGGCGTAGGCCGGGAGCAGCGTGGACAGGGCCAGGCGCTCCTTGTAAGTGTCATCCTTTTCAGCCGGGTACTGAGGCAGCAAGGCCTTGCCAGCCGCACGCATGGCCTGAGTCCCGCCCATCAGCGGATCGACAATGGCCCAATACTCGCGCATGCGGTCTACCGCTGGCAGGGCGATACTTGGGTCATCACTCATATTCAAATTCTCAGGTCTTGGGTTTGGGTTGGTACAGGCTTGCGCTTGGTCATGGCGACGGCGAAGTAACGGAAGGCGTCGGCGCCGTGCGAGGCGCTGTCGTGCAGCGGTTTGTCTTTCCAGCACCCACGCTTGTCGTCCCACTCCTTGCGGTATCCCTCAAGGTGGGTGATGCCTTCCTCGCATTTCTCTTCGTCGAACACGCAACGCGGCAGGATCTCCCGAGCCGCCTCGATTCCGGTGTCTACGCCGGTTTTTGGCACGACCTGGAACTTCAGGCTGTATCTCGCACCATCGATCTCGTAGCCCTCTTTGGCGATGTCCTTGCGGCTCTTGGCATCACTGCCAAACTCGCGGTTTTCGATGTCGTGCGGCCCCCAGTGCTCGGAATAGGTGTAACCCTTGTCCTTGAGCACCTTCATGTAATGCCGCAGGCCTTCGCCGCTGTTCTCGTAGTAGTCGATGACGTGGTATTCGGTGCCGACCTGACGCACGAACCAGATGGCCGTGGAGTCGCCGACGCCGATGTCCCAGATAGTCATGACCGGCAGGTGCGAGTTGTTCGGCAGCTTGCCGATGCGCCCTGCTGCGTAAAGCTTGGTGAACTGCTGGGCGTAGTAGGCGCCCTCTACCGATTGCTGGAACGCTTCGACAGGGATCGACGGATACTCGCGCTTCATGTCATCGCCGAGGGTCTTTTCCTTGGCGGTGTACCAGGCGCGCTGCCCTGGGTTCGTCTGGATGCCGTGCTTGGCCTCCAGGTCGTTGAAATAGTCAGTCAGGCGCTGCGGGATAACCGCCGTCGCCGGGTCCAGCCAGTACAGCGGGTTACGCCACCAGCTGAAGAAGAAGAACTTCCAGTCGAGTTTGCCCAGCGGGTTGCCGGACAGCTGCTGCTTCTCAGCGCTCTGCGAGTAGTCGAAGAAGTAGCCGGCCCGGCCCTCTGCCGTTGATTCGATGGTGACGAAACAGTCAGTGGCCACCGCCTCGAAAGCGCCGGTTACGATCTCGCGCGCCTTGTGTGGGAACTTGGCGCAGATCTTCCCGAACTCGGAGACGTGCAGATAGCGCAGCGTGCCGCCCCGGAACGATGTCGAGACGTACAGCGAGCCGCCCTTGCTGAACACCAGCTCGCCCGCCGCGTCATTGCGTGCCGGGTTGGCTGCTTTGATCTCAGCGGGCAGGTTGTCGTAGGCGTACTTGATCTTTTCCCGGAACAGGCGCTTGGCGTCCGTCAAGGTGTGAGCGATCAGAGCGCACTTGGCAGCCTCGAACAGGCCCGCATCCAGCTGGACGATACAGACGAGGGTTGTGAACCCGAGCTGACGCGCCTTGAGAATGATGTTGCGGGTGTGCATACCCTGGAAATAGTCGATCTGCTCCTGCGTCATGCGGAAGCGGACTTTCTTACCGTTCTTGTCGGTGATCCAGTACAAATTATTAAGGCGGAAGAAGCGATCCTTCAGCAGCTTCAGGTGTTCTGGCTTCATTTTCGGCCCTTGTGCATTCTCTCGAAAGCATCTTCCTTGTCCGGCCAGTCAGCCTTTCAATGTCGCGGTAGCTCAGGCCTTTGGCGCGCATCTCCAGCCAAATCGGAAGCTCGTCAGCGATGAACGCCGTCCGAGCAGCAACGGACATCTCAATCGCCAGAGCCGGACAGGCGCAGCCTTTCTTTGCCTTGCTGATGTTTGTGCAGGTAGATGCCTTAACTGGCGGCATTTTCCGGCCAGTCAGAATTATGGAATGCTCAAGTCTCTGCTCTGGCGTCCACGGTCTTGGTTTCTTTGTTCCTGACGCTACTGCGCGGAGCAAGGCCACCGAGCGCATTGACCTCTCTTCCTCCGACTGAACTCGCCCGGTATTTACTGCGCGAGCAGCGTGAACAGCGTCGGACACCTCGGCGCTATTCATGCACGATCCTGAAACCCTCCAGATGTGGATCTGTTCTCTCGGCAACAGGAAATTTGCATCGCCAACGTTCTCGACTATAGAGAACGTCAGCGACTCTTCGCCGTGCTTGGAGTAAGCATGCTGGAGGTATCGCGAGTGGTGCTTGCCTTTGCGCAGATGGTGCAGATGCTCATGCCATCGCTGCCTTGGGCGTCTCATTGTTGAGCCGACGTATGTCTTGCCGTTTTCTGAGCAGGTAATCGTATAGATCACCCCGGAACGAAGAGGGTTGTTCATAGCTATCACCGTATAGCTGCACCGAATGTGGGATATGCAGCAGGGAGTCGGTGAACTCCTCTTCGGCTGGCCGGCCTAGCTACACCCGTCAATCATAACTCATTGGAGCGCGATCACGTCACGCTTCCTTCGATAGTTCATCCATCAGGTCGGACAGGTCGTCGACAATCTTGCTGCCTTCGTCGGTGTCGAGGTTGTAGGCCTGGCGCTCGCCCTTGATGACCTTGAGCTGAGCGTCGACGCCAGAGTTCAGCGCCCTAGCGAAGTCGCCGGCATTGTCAGCGGTGACATCCATCGTTGCGAGGACGCCACTGAGCTTGTCGGCAATCCCTCTCCACTGAGCAAGTCCGGCCCGGTGAGCGAGGATTACCACCGCCGCCTGATCGGATGCTTCGTCGATGATCTCGGCTTCGGTAACCGCTTTCGACTGGTTACCATTGCTGGTTACCGCCGTGGTTACCTTCTGCTTGGTTGCCGTCCTGACCTGCTCGGTAAGGTCTCGGGTCCAGCCTTCCTTCTTGGCGCGCTTGAGGATGGTGGCGTGGTTGACGCCCTGCCCCTCACCGATTGCTCTGACTGAAAGCGATCCGGCCCGGTAGGCTCGTTCGATCGCCTCCCAGTCGGGTTGCTTGTCTGCCATGTGAATTCCTTGGTGTTGGTATCTCGTCAGCGCACTCAGCGAATGCGCTCAGGGGATACGGTCATGCCTTGATAGTGATCGTCGTTACCTTGCCGCCCGAGTAGATGTCACGCTTCATGGCGGCGTGTACCGCCTCTGCTGCGCTTGCACCCATGTCCATTGCAGTCAGCGCATACATGGCGCCGCTGCCGATGGCGTCAGGGTTTGACGGGTCTAGGTCTTGCCTCCAGATGCCGGTGTCGTCGTCATGGCCGATCATCATCAGCTTGCCGCTATCGACGACGTAGCCTGAGCACTCCACAGGGACCGATGAAGGAGTGCCGAAGTAGGCAGCGATCAGCGCCTTCTCATCACATACTGTCCCGGTCAGGAAGAAGCTGACCCCATCAACAACCTGGCACTTCTGCGATGCGTCGGAAACGATTCGGTTGTTGCGGGTCTGTCGACCGTCATAGGCGATGATCCCGTCCTTGTAGGCAATGGTCGTCATGCTCTATCTCCGCGCTACGTTTCGCGCCTTGTGAATTCGTGGCGCGGGATTACTTGATCAGCTTCGGCTGAAGCACGATTCTGGCAACCATGACCAGAGCACCCAGGATCGCGTAGATACCGGTCGGCAGCGCCGCTTGCAGTGCTGGCAATACCTGCTCCGCCACGCCCAGCGCAGTGATGGCCGCGCCCGCTTGAACGCTGCTCAGTTTCCAGGCGTCTTTCCAGTTATCGATCAGTTGCATGTCATTGCCCTCGGGTCGGGAATTTGATGTCGGCGTATTGCTCGGCCATGGAAACGATCTTTTTAACGCCCAGCGTGCCGATGATTGCCCCCAGCGCAGCCGCGAGATTCAGCGGCAGGCCCAGGTATTCCAGCAGCGGGAATGCCCCGGCAGTGATCGCACCGCACAATGCAGCCTCAAGGATCGACTGGCGCCACCCGCCGCGGTTGTACATAACGCGCAAGAAGGCGATCCAGCACGACAGGGCGGCGGCGTAGAGCATCGGGGAGTTGACGCTCAGCCACGCGAGCAGGCGCGATAAGTTGTCTGGGTTGTCTGGCATGGGGCGCATTCTCTGGCCCCTCGGGGCTGAATTAGATCCGGTTCCCGTGCATGGCCTTGCCGAAGCGATTAGAGGCTGCACGGGAGCCAGAAACGAGAAAGCCCCGCACGATGGCGAGGCTCTTTAAATTCTGGTGGGCCCTTTTTAACGAGTCGGCCCACAGTTCGCTCTCGCCCGGCGCCTCCCCGGTACGTCGCAGTTGTTCGCCGTGTAGTCTCCCGAAATGCGCGTCCGCAAGTCGCTCAAGGTGTTACGGCGCAAAGCCTGCGAGGCATTGCTCTGTTGCAGCTTCAGTCTATGCCTCATCTGCATTGGGGTGCCAGCTCAATCAACATTTCGCCAGGGGTGAGAGCTTCCTGTCGATCGAGCTGGCATTCCAATAAAGACGATCTAAAGTGTTTCTTGAAGCAGGGTGTTGCCGGACGAATTCTCCCCATAAGCCGGCATTCACGCAGAACGGACGGGGTTGCCTCTAACGCGCTTAAAGGTGCGCGCCAAGTGAGATCGGACAGACACGGCCCTGCTTCCTTTCTTTCCGCATCTGCGGGCTAGCGGTCAGGTTCCGCGTCTGTTTTGGTCTCTTGCGAGGGACTGCATTACTACCTGACCCGCAATATTGGCAGGATAGGTACACAGTACGACACACCGACACGATTTGGCAACACGTATTTTGCTTTCATCGTCACGCCACTTCCTTATCAAGCGCGCCGACCGCCTCAAGCAGATGTTGAGCCTCTACCAGCGCCTTATCCACCATCGACTCCAAGCTCTCTTTGATTGCCTTGTTCCAGCGTTGATAGGTGCGCTCGGTCAGCCCTTGGTTGTCCCAGGTGGCCATGTTGTAATTGGAGTCAGCGAGAACGATCATGTCACTGGATCGGGATTCAGCCATAGCCGCGAAACTCTGGTTTGCTCTGGCGATTCCAGCCTTTGCCGCATCATTGCGCCAATCCCATCTGCTCGGGTCTTCCTTATGCTTGCGCATCCTTGGCGAATCCAGCTTCACAAACTCTCTGCGAGCGCCCTTCACTTGCGGAACGGCCCACACGATCACGGCCTGCCTGATGAACTGCTCGGGGGCAGCGCTCGACACGCATGGAATCAATCGAGTGATCGACTCCAGCTTCCTCTGCTTGTGCGTGCTGTACTTGGCCACCAGGGCATTCCACTGACTGGCAGATAGCTGGGCGTGCAGCAGCTTGTGGATTATGCAGTCGGCCAGCATTGCCGCCTCCTTGCCGACAATCGCCCCCTTCAGCTTGGCGCACTGAACTTTCGGCTCGAAATCCTGGCCACCCATACCGCTCATGGTTTCCGCTGCCAGCGCCCGGACGACTGCTGCGATTACGCTTCTGTAGATCATCTATCACCCCTGATATTCACTTATGCGGACCCGTACTGCTCCGCCCTTGGTTGTTGTGTCGCTAATCCGTATCTGCGTTACAAATTTGCTGTCGTCGATCCCCAGTGCGTCAGCAAGCCCATCCCTTCCATTTTTGAAACTGGCAAGACAGTTATCGTCATCGCGGCGGCGCTTGTCCGGCGGGATGAACTCCAGCGACAGCAGCAACTTGCCTTCCGGCGCCTTGATACCCGATGCCCGGCAAAGGATGTGACAGGCCGCCCGGTACGCCTTGGCCGCCTTGCTCTTCTTGCTCCAGTGGCAGCGCGAATTCGGACTCAGATCCTTGTGTGGCCACGGCAGGTCGAAGTAGGCAGTCATGCCACGCTCTCCGCCTGATCGTTACGGAAGAACGAGCCCCCGATGCAGTGGATCAGCGTCTGCTTGCCGTTGGCGTAGGTGATGTCGTGCGTCCAGGTCCAGCCTGATGGCGAGTCGGCGTTGTAGCCCATGTTCATCTTGGACGTGGTACCGACCGACCGGGCTCCGTCGACGATCTCGGCCCCGTGACTGTGACCCTTGACGACCTTGGCGCCGATGTTGGCGAATCCCTTGGTTGAGCCCCGCGCACCGTTCGGCCCCTTGTGGCCATGGAACGAATACTCGATACCGAAGCGGGAGAACGATTCAGCGGGCTTGAGCCAGCGCAGATTGCCTTGGCGCATCAGCTTTCCCATCCAGTGCTGGAACGGGTCGATATAGCCGCCGTCGTGGATCGCCTGGAGCATGACGGTCTTTGTTTCGTGGTAGACCAGGGCGTTTTCCAGGTCGTTGGCGTGCTCGGCCTTCTCCAGCCACTGCTTGAAGTGGTCGTGATGGTTCGAGTTGACCATGACCACTTGATCGGCCAGGCCGCTGATCTCGTCCAGCACCTTGGCGGTGGCCTGCAATTCCTTGAGCACGCTGGAAGTCCCGCGCATCTGGCGCTCGAACTTCTCGAAGTATTTGCTGTGATGGCTGGCCGATCCGAAGTTGAGCACGTCATGCGCAACAATGGTCTTTGGCTTGAGCATGGTCGCCAGCTCGGCGGTAGCCTTCAGAACGCGGCGCTCGGCCACCTCGGCATGGATGTCGCCCATGGTCAGCGCTTCAGCCCGCGGCGCAGGCTCTACGCCCTTGCTGGTGTACTTGGTCGCCAGGTCGATGAACGATCCGTCCTTGAGCGGGCAGATCTGCCGGGTGTGCGCATGGTCACCACTGACCTCGACCACGCAGGCGCCGAGCGTATGGTGGAACTGGCCCTTGGCTCCGGCGTTGGTGTCGCTATAGTTCTCGACGGTGCAGGCGCCCGTGGTCATGACCAGCTTGGCTGGGCTACCCATCTTGGATGCGACGGACTTCAGCGCAATCTTGGTATGACCCAGGATCGCCGAGTCGGTACCGCTCACGGTCAGCCAGCCTTGCAGTGGGCTGATCGCGGTCGGTTGGATCTTGATGTCGGCCAGCACGACCAGGCTCTTGGCAATCCGGGTGCGCTCATGCGTCAGGTACGGGACAAGGCGTTCATCCCACCATTCATCCGTGCCGTCTTCGTTGCGACTGGTCGGGTTTCGGTACCGCATCGGGATAACGATCAGCTGAGCGCCGCGCAGTGCGCAGTAGAGCTGCAGCGTCTTCATGAACCCGGCGTGCGCCTTGGTGGCGTTTACTGCGGCGGTGATGACGAAGGTCTTGGAATTGGTGGCGTCGATGGTCTTGGCGGATGCTTGAGCGGCTGGTCGTGCTGGCGATGGCGTCAGGCCGGTCAGTTTGGCCTTGCGCGACCAGACCGTTCGCTCGTTCATGCCGAAGTGCTCGGCAGTCTGTGCGACGGTCATGGTGGCCAGCGCTTCCTTCAGCTGCTCGTCGGTCGCCTTCGCCTTCATTGGTCGGCCGCCTTTGCAATGGTGTAGTGCTCGGGATTCTTGCCAGCATGGATAGCCTTCAAACGGTCGACGTGAGGCGTCAGATCGTTAATCAGCTCGCGATATCCGCCCGGGTGCATGCGGTCGTCATTCAGCTTTCCGGCGGCCTCGGCGTCGACAATGATCGCAAGGCAGGCCAGCGCGTGCGCCAGGTGAGGCAGTCCGCTATCCGGGTCTACGCTCTCACCCTCGAACCATGCGTTCAGGTGACGACTTGCGGCGTCGTAGTAGATCGATGCGCGAATGCCCACCGCCCGGAAGTTGGACCGCCCGTACTTCAGCATGCCGTCCAGTAGGCCGAGACTGCCAAGCGCGGTCGCCGTTACGGGCCAAAGGTGCAGGGGCAGCTTTCCGCTACCAACCAGATCCTTCGGGTTTGAGGGTTTCAACTCGCTCATGCAATCCACTCCCTGAAATTTATATCGCGTACGCGCGTCAGGATAACCGATTAGGTCCCTTCAGAGGGACCGTAATTATCAGAATGACATCACTTATTTTCGACGACCTCGATCGACCGCCGATCATCCCTTGCCCGCAGGTTGAATGCCCGGCGCAGCAGGTAGGATCTAGCCAGGGAAATCACGGTGTAGATCAGCGTTATCCCTACGTTATCGAGTAGCGACGGATGGAACCCGTACAGCGGGAATACCAAGGCATTGGCGATCATGCTAACGATCAGGCCTACTGCCATATTGGTCAGTGCTTCGACGGCACTGCCTTTTCTCGACTGGCTCATCCCTTGTTCTCCCCCGCAAAGCGCATCTGCCGCGCCCGGCTGCATCGGTCATGGTTTCCAGCAGCGCGAGGCCTGTCGCACTCGGTGCATTTGGTCTTTGTGGCGAGCCAGGGTGATGGCATTGGCCGCTGGTGGCTGGTTGGGTGGCGGTTCATGCGAACACCTCGCGATCAGATAGGATTTCCATGCAGTCTTCGAGCAGGGAAAGTTGGCTGCCGTATTTCGCCTCGAATCGGCGCTTCCACGGGTGTACGGCGATCAGGCCCGGCGCTCCGGTTCCGTCTTGATGGTGACCGGAACAGAGCGGAAGTACGCGCTCATGGGCTCCCGGCTTGGTCCGGCCGTCAATATGGTGGATGCTCACAATCGGGTTATGCACGCCATCGGCCCGGCAGGCGATGCAGCCAATCGAGGCGAGCTGGTCATGCAGGTGCTTTTCGGCCTTGGTTCGGGTCGCGCCTTTCATGCCGCCACCTCGCCCAACAGATCATCGAAGTACACGCCCTGCGGAGCAAAGCGCGCGACGATGCGGTCGGTGTAGGAAATACCCTGCGCCCGATTGAACAGGCTGGTCACAGGGAAGCCGTCGGGGCCGAACAAATGGCACTCGCCCATCATGTCCAGCTTCGTTTCGTATGGCAGGTGACGCATCACCCGGTACCACTCGGCCTGAAACCCCGAGTCCTCGTTAAGCAGGATTTGCACGCCAACGTGGAG